GCTACGTTTTTTGTAAACTTTACTGAACAACTCGAATTGCTGGCATACATACATGCCGGGGTCGTTGGTACTTCCGTTGATGCAAAATGGCAACAAGCAACCAGTGCAACCGGAACGGCTGCAAAGGATTTGACTGTTACTACTGATGCTGAAATTACACAGATCACAACACTAAATGAAGTTGCACAACTGGAACTAAGACAAGAACAGGCAAACACAGTGCTTGACCTTGCCGGGGGTTTTAAGTTCATCGGCTTAAGTGTTACGACTGTTGGAGCTACTACAGCTGTAAGTGCTGAAATGTTCGGTCTTTACATGACAGACGAGGACGGAGCCGGACCACAAACCGACGACCAAGCCGCGGGTAATACCACACGTCAAGTAATACCGTAAAAAGGTTATAATGTCAGGGTTGATTTATAATGTTGTACCATCGACTTTTCCGGTGACGCTTACAGAAGCTTTACAGTTTCTTAAGCAGAACCCGGGAACGTCTGATGATGCACTTATTACCGACCTGATAATAATGGCTACTGAAGAAGTCGAAGTGATAACGGAACATCAATTACAAGATGCAACGAGTACGCAGTTTTTCGACGGTTGGCCGTATGGATGGGGTAATAATTACGCGGGGTATGCATCCCGTTTTATTACCCTAATGCGGCCACCGCTTCAGTCTGTTGTTAGTGTAAAGTTTATTGATTTTAATGATGTTGAACAAACTATTGATGCATCAGATTACACTGTAAAAATTAACAATGAAGCACGCGGCTTAATACAATTCGATATCGATTTTGTATTGCCGATTCTAAGCAGGAACATAGTTGATTCAGTGTTTGTTGAATTTGTTTCAGGGTATCAATCATGGCCCGGAAAAAATGGTGTACCGGTATCAATCAAAACAGCTATTAAATATTTTATCAATGAAATCTATCAGCATCGATTGTATGAACAAGAGGGTAGTATTACCGGGCAATTAATGCAAAATAAATTTGCTATGAAATTGCTACGGGCTTACATGGTCCGCACTCCGGATGCAATCGGCTTAGGGGGTTTAATACCTAACGTGGTGACCTGATGATTGGCAGAATGCGACATGAATTAATTTTGCAAAGTCCGAATCCACAGACAAACGATTATGGCGAAAACATACCCGGTTCTGAATGGGATGATGTCGCTACTGTTTGGGTTAGTATCGAACCTTTACGGGGTCGTGAATTGGAAGTAGCAAATCAAGTTAATGCATCGATAACACACAAGCTAATGATGCGTAATATGATTGGTATTACAGACCGCACATTAACTACTTTTAGATTACTTGATACGATAAACAATGTAGCTTTTAACATCGCACAACATTTAACCGATTTTTATACGCAAGATACATTTATTAGAATGCTTTGTATACAGGATGAACACCCGACGTGAGCAAGTTTATTAAAATCAAAGGACCGAAATTAAATAAGATCCTTAAATTTATTGAAAAGAAAGATTTTGCAATGGTTAAAAGTGGCCTACGTGAATCATCAATATTTTTAAAAAAGGATGCCCAAGAAATGGCCCCGGTTGTTACTGGTGCATTTCGAAAATCAATCAGACGGCAAGTTCGCGGACGATTAAAAAAAGGTCAAGCAACCGCAACAGTCGGGGTTGCACTTGGTACGCCCGCTTGGAAGTATGCCGCGAAGGTTGAACGCAAACACAAAATTTTTCGCATTCTGGAAAAGACTAAACCGAAGCCTGTACGGTCAATTTTTGTACGGGCTATTAATGAATTTTGGAAAAAGCAAAGGGTGAAATAATGGCCGCATTAATGCCAAATTTACGTAATCATTTGTTAACTGTATCAACCTTGACTGATATTGTCGGTGTTAAAATACGCGCCGGGGCTATCCATCAGGACGACACTTTTCCATTTGTAGTAATTACATTAGTGGTTTCAGATGATAACCAAACACTTAACGGGTCTACGGACTTTATTAAAACAACCATAGAAATTCAATCAATAAGCTTAAGCTATAAAGAATGTGAACAAATAGCCGAAGCCATACGGTTAAATTTAAATGGTTTTCAACAGCAATTGATGGGTGAATTATACATAAATTCATCCAGAAAAACCAACGAATGGACATTCACAGACAAACCGGAAACGGGTGGGAACAAACTAATTTATACGCGGGCAACCATTTATGATATTAGTTACCCAATACCGGACAATGTGGTTCATACATAACATTTAAACCGTGAGGGAAAATCATGGCCAAAGTACAAACTAATGGGATGACATTAACATTCGCCACCGCGTCCGGATATGTCCCGGACATTATCAGTTATTCAAAAGATGGTGAAACTGCCGATGATGTAGAAACAAGTGACCTAGCAACTATTGACTTCCGGACTTATGAACCGGGCTTTTTGGTTGAAGGTGGTACATATACATTTGAGCTACAGCTTGATACTACATTTGTCCGATTAGCAACCGGATTAACTGATACTGTTACAATCACCTATCCAATTTCAGTTGCTGGTAATACTGCTGCAACAGAAGTTTTTCAGGGATACATAAACAGCTATTCAGAATCAGGCGGAATTAATGAATTAATAACTGCAACACTAGTATTAAAAGTTGCATCAACACCAGTATTCAACGAAGAAGTAACACCATAAAAACCGGGAAGCAAAGGGAGCAATTTTTTAATTATGAGCTACTTAACAAAATTAAAACTGAACAAAACCAGTAAGCTTATTAAGATATTTAAGGCTAATAAATATGATGCATTTCCTGATGACATTTATGCAAAGCCTTGTAAAAAATCTAACATGATTGTATGGGCTGCACAGCTAAACAAATTCAGTGATTTAACGGATGATGATTTAAAGATTGAATCCAATATACTAGCAATAGAAAAATCATTTTATCAGATGATTTTGATTAGTTGTTGCTTAGGTAATGGCCAATTATTGGGCAATACATTTTGTGATGATGACATTGAACAACTTGCATGTATTGATGAACACACCGCACTAAATGAAATGTTCATGGCCGCATGTAAAGCAAACAAGATTGATAAAACATTAGCTAAGTTTTTCGTGGATTTTTTAGATGGTATCTATTCCGTTGATTTCGATTTATCCAAACTAGATGATACACCTGAACCAGTTAAAAAGCGGGGCAGACCTAAGTCAAAATAATGTCAACATTTTATAAAATATTTGATTCAGACGACCCGGAAGAACCGACGTTTGAAGATGAATTTAAAATGGATTTAGCAGCAATACTAAATTATAAATCCGTGGCTGAAATGCTGGATACATTAGACGAATTAGAATATCAATTTTGGTATCAAAAATACCGGCGTTCTATCTTCGGGCCATCGATGGAAAATCACGGGCTAGCATTGATTGCTTATGTGTGTGCTAATGCATTCAGTAAGACAAATCTAAGTTTTGATAAGTTCGTTTATAAGGTATTTAAATCTGTTCAGGAACGCATGAACGAAGCAACAGAGCGCCGCTATTTCGAAAACCTTTATAAATCTAATATCGATAAAGGAATGGAACCAGCAGAAGCAAAGGAACTAGCCCGGGAAAAAGCCACAATTTATATAACAAATCTAAAGAAAAGACAGGCGGAAAATGCCAGCGATTAGTAGTATATCAATTGTAATTAAAGCGATCACCAGCCCATTTATAAAAGGGATCAAGGGCGCGGGTTCAGCTGTTACCGGCTTAGTCGGTATCATTGCTGCATTAGGTAACATCATTAAAGAAGTTGTAACCGGTATCATTACAATCATTGGTGAAGTGTTACGGGTACTTGCTGAAACGATTACAAAAATACTTAAGCTATCAGCCATTATAACTACTGTTTTAATCGGTGCATTAACTGCATTAACAATTAAAGCGTTACGCGCTGCAACAGTATTTGAAACATTACAGACACAATTTATTACCTTGTTAGGTGGTGCAGGTGCTGCGGCCCGGCGATTCCAAGAGCTTAAAAAGTTTGCAGCTGAAACACCGTTTCAACTTCCGGACATTGCGAAAGCATCCCGGGTATTAGAAGCATTAACAAAAGGCGCGTTATCATCTGGTGAAGGTTTAAAACTTGTTGGTGATGCTGCGGCTATTGCCAATGAACCTATTAATCTATTGGCCGTACATATTGGCCGGGTGTTCCAGGGTTTGCAAACAGGGCGCGCCGTCGGTGAATCATTGGCCCGCTTGCAAGAACTAGGTTTGTTATCCGGGGAAGCCCGAACACAAATAGAAGACCTGCAAAAGGAAGGTATTAAGGGCCAACGAGTTTGGGGCATAGTTGAAGCCGCATTAAAACGAAATGCCGGAGCAATGAAGCTATTAAGCGAAACAGCAGCCGGTTTAGTATCAACCTTAAAAGATAATGTTAACATCGCCTTTGCTGAACTGGGAGCATTACTATTACCAATTGCTAAGTTCGTATTAAAATTAATGATTGACCGGGCGCAGAAATTAGCTAAGGCAATAGAACGCAACGCGGAAGCCATAAAGACATTTCTAAAATCCGGGTTCGAAAAGATAGCCCCGGTATTTATTCAGGTACAAAAAGTAGCTAAGGCAGCATTTAAAATTATAACAGACTTTTTTGATAAACAAGGCCCGGAAGGTGTTGACAATTTCCTTAAGGCATTAGAAAAGTTTTTACTTAAAGCTCAATTTGTCACCCAAAATTTTAAGGAAGTTTGGATACTGGCAATGGATAAAGTAGCATTCGAATTTAAAAAGTGGGCTGCTATTATTTTAGGTATACTATTGGCACCATTTAAAATTGCAGCCGATGCATTTTTATTGTTATTCGGTACGTCATTAGACGAAGTCTTTAAGGACTTTAAAGCAAAAGTAATGACAGCTATTAAAATTATGAAATTACTAAGTCCGGCAATCGCTTTGCAAGTTGGTATTTTCGAAAAGCTATTCGAAGAAAACAAAGAGGGCGAACGGGCAGTAGATGCGGTCTTTAAAAAGATACAAGCCGGGGCCGGTGGGGCTGCGGCTACTATTACAAAAGCATTAGCAAAAGCATTTGGTGTAACAAAAGAAAAAGCCGAAGAATTAGATGCCCGAATTGCCGAAATGAAAAACCGCATAGCAGATTTTGAAGCTAAGGGCCTAGTTGATAATGCGAATAAAGCCAAAGAAGCATTAGACGAAATGGTAAAGTTAATACCACGGGCTGAAACTAGAATAGAAAAGTTCTTTAAAAAACTAGGTACTGGTGTTGATAAAGTAAAAGGTGCCTTTAAAGGAATTTTTGAAGGTGTGGCCGCGGATGTCGAAAAAATAGATAAGGCAATGGATCGGGTACGGGAAGCGTTAGGCATCGCACCTATTAAAAGTAAGTTCGATCAATTTATAGATGGCCTAATTGAAAAGGCAAAAAATGAATTACAAACAATTAAAATTCCGGAACCAACATTAGCCCGGAAGGGTTCACAAGCTGCGGCCCGTGGTGAACTTGGATTACTGAATAAACAGGATGACCAATTAAAACAACAGAAAAAGACTAATCTAATCCTTCAGCAAATCCGGGAAAAAATAGCCGGTCAAGTTTTAGCTGATGCGAACTTTGGAATTGGGGGTACATAATGACTATTCAACTTGGTAATGCAGTCCCATATTTTGATAATCCAGCAACCGAAAATCAAGACGGTTCAACATTTATTCAGCGTTTCCGGGTGCCATTGTTCGGTGTTGATACATCCAGTGCAAAAGAACGATCACTAATTGAAGGGCGCGCCAAACGTGCAAACGGTGTTCCGTTGTATGGCCATCAGTATGAAGGTAATGCAGCCGCGTTTTGTCAGAACATAACCGCTAATATAATTTCCGGACAGGAAAACAACATACCAACACACGTAATTATATCCTGTACATTTAGTACTAAGCCGGTAGATAAACGGGACGAAGAAGAAGACCCATTAGAAAAGCGCCCCGATATTGTTTGGTCTACACATTTCGAAAGGGAAGCAGTTTTAAATGCACATGAACGCGTAGAAATACAAAACGGTTCAGCATTGGGTCCGGTTGTATGTGGTGTACGTAATGCAATTACCGGTGAAGTGAACGGCTTTAATCAGTACAGTTTAGGTATCATCAATAGCGCCGGGCAACCATTCACACCATCACCGGAAAAAGATATACCGTTTCCGATGGTTACAGTGGTACAAAATATTAGCCGTGATGATTGGGACCCGGTACAAAACAAGTTGTTTATTGGTTCGCGGAACATATCAGATTTTAAAGTTGATGGTGTGACTATAAAACGCCGGGAAGGTAAATTGCTTGACCGTACAGCACGCACAATGTATCAAGGTAAATTATCTTATCGTGAAGTTATAACAACGATTCTAATCAAGGCTAATCACGATTTAATTTTACAAGATCGTGGATTTATAACAATTGGAATACCCACAAGCCCGGGTAATCCATCGGACCCATCGCCAGTATTTGGCGGGGATCAAAACACCGTACCAAATAATATTAAAATTGATGGTAATAATAGCCCGGAAGAAATTTTACTTGATGGCTTAGGTAATGAAAACCCGAAGGAACGAAGCCCCGTATATATACATTATAATTTCGACGATGATCAAAATTTTTCACTATTAGGATTGCCACGGGATAAACAATAAATGAGCGGCTTAGTAAATAAAAATGATGCCCGGCGCATTGGTAATGCAATCCGTAAAATCGAGTCTGCAACATTCAATAATTCGGGTGCAAAGAATCGCCAGATATGGGCGCAAGAGGGCATCCCGGCCAAGATTACACAGACTTTTGTTGCCGGTCAATATGCTTGTGAAGAAGTACAAATTTTAAGTACACCGGGTTTTAATATATTTGAACAGAAAAACGACCCGCGAATATGGGATGGCCAAGCCGGAAATTTACCGTTAGTTTTTGAAGTTAACAAAATTACATTTTTGGAACCCGGGTTAATTGTATATTTACAAAAGGCAACAGCCGAAGGTGAAAGCGTTAATCAATGGTATTTTGACAGCGGCGGCGGACCACCAAAAGCGTTCCATCATTGTGATGTAGAATCGAGCTTAGCAAGTATTCACCTGTTGAACGATGTACAGGTAGCAGCCCCGGACCGCGAATTAGGCCCGGCGCTTTATGGTGAATTACCAGTGGCACAGGTGGACCCGGCAACCGGTGTCAATAAACAAGGTGATGTAAAATGGCGTCCAATATTTGGCGTGGCCATAGATGTACAAGGTGGTACATCCGGAACATTACAAGATGGTTACTTAGCCCCACAATTCGGATTAGGTGCAGCCGGTACAGTATTTTTTGGTGACTTTAATAATCGTCATTTACGAATGAAAAATATGGGTGCCGGGACCGGATTACGACAGCTTAATATTTATCATGATGTATTACCTGATTCAGAAATTGATGACGCTAACGAAATGTTTCCGGGCCATAGTAGTACATCCGGGGCATATGTTTTAAATCAAGTTGGTGTCGATGGCTTAGCCGGTGGGTCAACTGTAACAGGTGCAGTATTACAAGGCTTAGTTAACCTGCAAAGCTTGGATATATTAGGACATGTTAAACGTCAAAACGGCGTGAATAATAGTAGTCCATATGAACCCCCGACCATAACACCACAGAACAATTTTTTATTACAGGTTGCTTATACTGGAACATATCCAACGTCCGGAACATTATATGATGTTGCCATAGCACAGGAAACACGCATTACAGACGGAGCCGGGGCCGATGTCGTGGGTGAAGATGGTGTAGGTGTTAACCGTTTACAATGGGATATAACAACCGGCGCTGTAAATGTACCGGCTGCATTGTCCGGAGGCATACCACAGAATCCAAGTTTCAGCGGTGATTCAACTAATTATGATGCGGCAAAATTCGGTAGTGATACAGATATTGACCATGATTTAAGCCGCATTTTTAATTGTCAATTTACTTTGAATGGTGCTGATACAAAAGAAAATACAAACAATAGTAGCGCATCATTAACAACCGATTTTATCACATTAGAAAAACCCGTATTTGTTACAAATCCAGATAATAATACAGATTTTGATGTTACATTTTCATTAGTAGAGGGTGCAATACCAATACCATATACACGTTTTGATGGTACAGGCCGATATGAAATTGATGCATATTTATTTTTTGATACCGATGGTTTGGCACCTGATGCAAATGGTGATTTAAAGCCAGCCGTACCAATCACGAACGGTAATAAACAAGGTGTAATTCTTGGCGGTGCTGTATCATCAACCATAAAATTTAATATTGCTATCCCTGCATCTAGTGTTGATGAATTATTATGTTGTATTTATTATGTTAATCATATCGACGGGGCAGCACAGCCAAACTCATTTGGTTTTATATTTGATGGTTCCACAGGTGATTCATTAACTAATCAGGATTGTGAAACAATAGTAGGTGCCGGGACTTATGAATGCGATGTAATACCGGCACCATCAGCAATTGCAAATGATGATTTTACACCGGCTTTACAGGGTACAACAGCCGTTGCTGATTTAACACAATCAATACAACTTGAAATAATAATTACCAAAGGTGCAGCACCTACAACTGATTTTAGCGATGACGGCAAAATGTATACTATCGAATTGCTAGATGTTGATGGCGTTACAAAATTAGGTTTTAGCCAAGTCGATGGCAATGGCCCGGACAATCCACCAACATCATTCACATTACCAATATTAGTCGGTGGTGCATTTGGTGGAACAGCACAAGAAACTGATGGCGATGTATTTAATATTGAAGCTTATTCAATTGATAGCGGGGTTACTGAATTACCAACCGGCCAATTAACTGTATTAATAACTATTGAAGGATGCCCGACACCGTTTCGCATACCAATACAGGTTGACGGCTCCGGAGCTTTGTTTTGTTGGTCTGATGAATTCGAACAAGGCGGGCTAACTGCACACGAAGCACAACCGCTAAGCGACGATTTTGCGGGAACGGTTATTAATACAGATATATGGTTGGTAACAGGTTCCGCCCTTACATCTGGTAATGGTACTATTTCACAAAATAATTCTGTTACGATGACTTATTCGGGTATAACTGGATCAACCGAACAAGTAAAATTAATAAATAATATAACATCAATACCGGGACCATTTACTTTAACTGTCGATTTAACCGATTATACAAGTGGATCAGATGAAGGTAATCAATTACAATTAGCGGTATTAGGTATACTTTTTGCTGATGCTGATGATATAGCAATGTCGAGATTAAAAGGGAATGGGACTGATGTATGGCGATCCGAAATTGACCCCGGCGATATTATTGTTGATACAGCTACAACTGACACATCCGGACGTATGCGATTAAGGCGAGATAGTAATGATGATGTATTTATTGAATATGAACCCGCATCAGGCGGTGGCTTTATAACACAAAATGCAGCATATAATAATAGTTCTAATGTTATAGAATGGGAACTTGTTACAAGTGTGCGTGATACAAATAATTTTTCAGCAACTTTTGACAATTTAATTATTACAATTGATTGTCCATCGGCAGACGATGAATTAATATTAGTCAATCCGACACGGTGGATTTTAACGGGTACAGATTCACAACAAAATATTAATGTAAGCGCATTACACCAATGTATTGAAGCCGGTACAATGGGCTTTGCACAAGCGGTAAACGACGCACCGATTTCTGTATTAAATAGCTTTGAATTATCGGCTAATTTTGATTCAGCACTTGCTAATTTGGATGAAGATGGACAACAAGCCTTTATGCAATTTAGTACAGCCGAACCTGAAACATATAAGGCAAGTATACGCAACGACGCCGGACAACAAAAAGTTAAATTCGAAACGATCACCGGCGGACTTGTCAAAGAAGTTGATACAAGCGATTCAACCGGAAAATTAACTTGGATTATTGACGATGTTATATGTACTGATTTATGGGATGGAACCGAAACTAATAGTCAAGTTGTCGATGGCAACAATTTTAATTGTCGTTGGCTAATTAATGAAACGGGTGGTAGTGGTACAGCTGTTATTTCTGGTGCGGAATTATTTTTAGAAACGCCAAACGGGGCAAACACATTTACACGAATAAAAAATACCGGCATTAATTCAGGTGTTGGTGATTTTACTTTAACAATGGATTATGATATAACAGAATTTCCGGACGGTATAACAAGTGATTTTGCATATATTAGTATTACTATTGCCTTTGATAATAACGGGACGCCATCCAATTGTAATGTTCGTAATGAAATACAAGACGGCATTCAAAATGCAAGCGACCATTTCTTTAAATCAGATATTATTGTTGATGGTGGCGCACCTACAACCGGTTTTCAAAATACTACAGCATTTTCCGGAACGTTAGAAATTAATCGTGTCGGTTCTTTAATCACTGCAATAGCAAATGGTAATACAATATTAACAGACAATAGCTTTACAGATACAGAATTAAACTCTATACAAATATTAAATCGAAATAAAGATGGTGTGGGAACTAATATTATGAAAACAACATGCGGTGCGATAACCTTAGTTGATGGCTCCGGAAATCCGATTGGCTTAGAAAAATTGCTTGGTAAATATAAAGACGAATGTCAATTAGCATTGCCAATACCGGGAAGTATGCCGGATGATCCAACATTACGAATTGACACCACCGGGGCAAGTGCCTTTGACTGGGAATGGACAGACTTTTTATATGAAATCCCGGATAACACCGGATATTGTACAGAACTATAAAGGGAAAAAATTATGACACGAACAGCAGACACATTAGCAGATAATGAAATCCGGTTACAAAATGCCCGCGACCTTGATTTGCTTGAAACACAATTGGCAGTTGTTAACGCGGATTTTGTCGAACGTGTCGCACATTTAGACACTATTCAAAATGTGGTAGCAGCGGCTACAATTTATAAAACAGCGGTTGACCGGGAAGCCACCGCAAAAAAAGCGTTTATTGATGCAACACCGGGAAGTTTAGAAGTTTTAGATGTTAGTTTTGATGCTGCGGAAATAGCCAGTATAAAAACGCACGTGGTAACACAGTTAACAACACAAATCGATATATTAAAAGCATTATTAGACATAATTTAAAGGAATTTATCATGGCTGATTTAATTAAAAATAAATACATACAGGCCGGGTTTGCCGGGGTGCTAATTATCGTTCTATGGGGCGGTTATAATATTGTAAATAAGATCATAGATAATAGTTATAAATTCGAAGAACATTTATTAGAACAGCAGGCCGAATGCACAAAAGTAAATGCGAAACTTGCCGAAGCTTTGGACAAGTTAGCCGACGTTTTAAATAAATAGTATTCTAACTATTGAACATATAAATTTACTGTGTACTTTAGAATAATGTCAATGGGAAAATTGATAAGGAACACGGGAAAATGACGTGGTAGTTGTTGTTATTAACGAGTCTGATTATAAGGACTTGCGAAAGATTTTGGAACGGGAAAACCTGAATGACATCGCAACTATCATGCCTATTTTAATCGATCTTTATAATCACCATGATATGTTAATTGTCTGTCCAAAATGCGGACATGATGAACGGGATAATGATTTAACTGATACCCCCGATTTATTTACTATCAGTTAAATATAGAAATGGGAATAATTTATGATCGATTGGGAAAATCTTTCTGTTCAAGAACTAACATTATTAACACATACTTATGACCACCCGGATATTATCGGCTTAATTGAAACGCTGATAAAATTCAAAAATATTCGTAAGTATGACCGTGAATTAATTTGGTCACTTGAAAAAATTATTGCAGACCTTCGAACACATTAACGGGATAAACAAAAATGAGCGATCCGGAAGCAATAAACGCTGAATTAGTTGTTGTTGAAATGATTAAATACATAAACCAGATACAACAAAGTTTAAAAGTACCAAAGGGGCAAAAGAATAAATTTGCCGGGTTTAATTATCGAAGTTGTGAAGATATTTTAGCAGCCCTTAAGCCACATTTACACGGTGGTATAATTACATTTGATGATGATATTGTTGAACGTAATGGTACAAATTTTTTGTATGCAGTAGCCATTTTAACAAGTCCTTTTGGCGGAACGCATCGAGTCCGAAGCTTAGCCGGGATTGAACCATTTAAAAAGGGTATGGATTTGGCGCAAATTACCGGGGCTGCTATTAGCTACTCGCATAAATATGCGCTACAAAATATGCTTGCATTGGATTTAACAGATGATGCAGACACCCGGGACAATTCCAATAACTTAATTGATGACACAGCATTACGAATTGGCGGCGCATCTGATGAACAAACATTAAAGGGGATTTACGGGGATGTAATGCAGTTTTTTGAACGCGGTGCAATTACTGATGCTGAAAAGCTTGATTTAATTAAAGTTATCCGGGCGCGTAAAGAAGTATTTACATTAGATGCAGAGGTGATGCAATGATACCGCTTGGATGGTCAGCAAAAGTTGAAGATGGTATGCGTGAATTTTGTATTATCCCGGATAAAACATTAGTTGAATTTATCATTGAAGAATGTGAAGCCGATAAGCAAAATTTTCGTGGTGAACCTGCGGAAATATGGGCGCTTAAACTTCATTGTACAGTTGAACAAATGCAAAATTCAATATGGATTAATATCTATAAGGATGGCAAAAGTGTTGTTTGGAATGACTTAGACACAAACGGTAAACCATGGGTACAAAACAAGTTTATGAACCTGTGTTCAGCTGTCAGTCTTAGAAAGTCCGGGGACGATGAAAACATTAACCCCAAGTGGTTTACTTGTGCAGATTGTTTTATCGGCAAGCGTGGCCGGGCTGTTGTTAGTGTTGATGAATACGATGGTAAAGTACGTAATCGTATTGGCTGGTTTAATAGTCCGGGTGAACAACAGGCAATACAAAACGAGCTGATTAATAATCGTATATTTGCCATTGCACCGGTACCATCATCACACCCGCGTGAATCTAATATGGATGAAATGCCATTTGATGACATCTGAATTAATATTTAAAGTCTATGGATCACCAAAACCACAAGCGGTATCATTGCATCACCTCTGCATCTAATGTAAATACTTCTTTACGCGCCCGGATAACTTTAATT